CCCGCAAATGTTTGGTTTCTTTGTATTACTACACGATAGCAATGCAAGTTAGGCCCAGTAATTGCCGCCATGGAACCCCAAGTCGTAACACTATCTAATACAGGCATTCCCATTACTGAATTATATGGACGTCCCAAAGCGGGGTCTAATTCACCATTATTTATTGTCGCACCTAAATTACTGTTGTAAGAATACATTCTTTTCTCAGCATAAATGGTTTGGATCTGATTAGGCGCACCAGCATCGCCCGAGACACTAGCCAATCCAGTAGTTCCATTCAGTCCCATGTTTCTAAAGTCATTATACTCAAAAGTTGTAGTAGCTGCCATTAAGTTTGCATTGTTAAGTGGGCGCGATAGAATAAAAATAAACTCTTCAGTTTGGTCAAAATTGTTGCCATTAACATTGAATCCAAGTGGAACCGGTGAGGTTCTTTGAATGGATGCTTCAACCGGTAGCATAACCTCGTTATTGCGTACCATGTAATCTAGGTCTAAACGAACATATTGAATAAATGAGCCAGCATATTGATTGTTGGCTTCTAACACATTTAATACAACGCTTGTACCATTGCCGCCACTTGTAATTGATGTAGGGACAACCGACCCTGCCTCTCTAGCCGCTGATACGGTAAGTTCGCCAAAGTCTAAATCAATTAGCCTGGTATCTTTGTCAATTATACGAGCCATTCAATCACCTCTTTCCTTTAGCCTTCTGAGCTCGCTTGTAGGCTCTTGACATCTTTGCGAGGTCAAGCATTCCCTTTCGCTTTCCAGACTTAACTCTAATTTGATTCGATTTCTTCCCGATATATTTCTGCCAAGCCGACTTAACAACCTTGCGAGTTTTCTTAACACCAGCAACAACAACTTCTCCACCTGCCTTCTTTGCTTGTTTGCGTGCTTCTCTCTTAGCACCTTCTACAAACAGTTCACGCAACTCGTCAAGAGTTCCTTCTACTTTGACCAGGCTAACCACCTCAAGCAAGGTTTCCAGTCTGTGTCAAAACAAGGGCCATGTAGTCCTTAGCGGTTGGTGTGACAATGCGTCCTTTAATTCTTAGAGTGTAATCTAGAGTGCCGGTACTGCATACATTTCTTAAGAATAGTGTCTTAGATACAATCAGAGGAGTGATTGAACTAAATGATTCTTGATGAAACATACTTAGGTCGGTTGCGTTGAAAGTTTGACGAGAGACATACAAAGAAGCACGATCAGCGTGACTAACGAATGTTGTAAGGTTAGCATCTGCCAGTTGGAACCTTGCCTCGACATCAGCTGCCGGGAATGCTTCGGTTGGATCGAGAACTAATGAGACTTCGTGAATCTCAAATGCTTGATTATCAGCAACATCGACATAATCCATCATGTCTAGTGCTGTGTTGTCTGCTCCTGTGTCTGCTACTGTTTCGATAAATATCTCGAACTCTTTTGTTACTGCTTTCGCCATGATGGGATGTCCCACAATGAAGACTATAAACTAATGCAATTCCTTATCTTGAACAGGTGGGCTGTCGCAAAGGCCAATTCCCGCCCGCAGTGGGCCTTTTCTCCATACCTTCTTATAGGGGTGGGTCCACCCGAAACTGAAAGGAGTGAACCCAATGAGCCGAAAAACCAAAATTAATGTTCTTTTACCATTCAAAATGGTTGGAGAATTAGAATCTAGAGCGAGAAATAATACTCGTTCTAGTTTTATCGAAGATGCAATACGTTCTAAACTTGACGATGCTGATGCTTTTGATATCAGTGATTTCGATGACAAAAAGATAGCCGCAATTTTAGTTAGCAGATTATCAGATAATCCTACAGGATATGAGAAACTAATCGTGATGTGTATATTGGAGTGGATGAATCAATGAGATTTGTTTGTATGTGTCAACATCCAAGGTGGACGCAATTTCAATCAGGGGAAGGTACATGTCAAAATTGTGATGGAGATGTTACTATCGAAATGTTTGAAATGTGGGAGGCTGAGTTTGAATGAGTCTTACTATTCGCGATTGCTATTGCTGTCAAAAATTAATGTCACACCTGGCAGTTAGAGCCAATGATAAAATCAAAATCGTATACTTATGCCAACTATGTGGCAAACACAATGTCGTACATGTAGGAGAGTATGTCTAATGGTCAATGAGTACGCTTGTGAATGGTGTAATACCGACTACGGTGTCTTTAGTAGTAATTGGAGAGTAATAGATGACACTGGCATTGAATGGTTTATGTGTAATCCCTGCCAATTAAGATGGAAGAAACACGGCCTCCATCTAGAGAGATTGTACGGTTAATCCGATTCTAGTTTACTAGCTGCAAACTTTAATCCAGCCGCAGAACCACCAGTAGCAAAGGAGCCTAATAAGAAAAGAGAATCCATAGCAAACTCTTCTTTAGTATCTGCTCGATAGACGGGCAAATTGAAGAAGTTGATATCAAATGATTTGAAACTAGAATAGGAACCTTCAGTGAACATTGATGGATCGTAATCCTTATTCTGCATGTAACCCATTGATGCATACTCTTCAGGAGTGAACATTCGTTGTTGTATCCTTTGACTATGAGAAACCCAAGAACTTGTTCCAGGTTCAACACGCATTCGAATGAATGTCATGCAACGGGGCCGCCTTCAGATATGTTATTCATAGCGTTGGCAAGTCGTGTTAGGTATTCGCCTTCAGTATACTTAGGGTCTTTACACAAGAACCGAACGCTTACAGCAGGCCATTGACAACTACCTTCACCCTCTAAAGCAAGATTGGTTTCTCCATATGAACCCGCAAATGTTTGGTTTCTTTGTATTACTACACGATAGCAATGCAAGTTAGGCCCAGTAATTGCCGCCATGGAACCCCAAGTCGTAACACTATCTAATACAGGCATTCCCATTACTGAATTA